TTAGTCATGATCCGGATAGAGGGCATCTATATTGGAGAATACCTGAATCTTTAAGTGGTACATATAGATATCAATGTACAGCACATGGTCCGATGGTCGGACAGATTGTTGTGAAACGATTTAGTTTAATTTAAGAAGTCTTTTAGTTTTTTTCTTAATCTTGCAAGCTCAATCACATTTTCTCTAACATTTACAGGTTTAATACGCCTGTGATATTCAGAACTATGAGCATTATCTATTAAAGTACATTGATGTATAAAATCCTTTAAGATCTGTTCATACTCTGTTTTTAATGTTGGTTTGGTTAATTTAGCAATACACTGCTGGAATTTTTTTATATCTTTTTGATATTGTTTTGTTTGTGATAATTTTAACATTAGAAGTGTGTCTTATCCAAAGTTATATAAACATCATTTTCGGCTCGACCGCTGTTTGATTCAGTAATACTTCCGCTTACGGTCAGACATTCTAAAGAACAAGGCTTGAGAGTTTCAACATGAAATACTGAACCTTCTTGCAGTTCTTGTTTATACATTTTACCATCTTTTGTATCAACCCATTTTATACTAAATTTACCACCGTTTACAAACCATGTTTTCTCTATAGTTTTATTAAAATAAAATGGTGTTTTTCCACCTTGTTTTTCAAACAGCATTATTTTGCTTCCATGCGATACATAATCGGCCCAAATTATTTCCTTGCCCCAATCATGGTTCACAACGTTTGTATCTTTCATTTTTTACTCCAGTAGATCTATTAACTTAAAAACAGTTTCTAGTTTAGTTTGATTAATTTTACTTGTTAATGTATTCCTTAACCCTTGATGTAGAGGCTTAGGCCATTTTCCAAAATTAACCCAGGCATATCCATCATGCTCTTTATTAAGAATTGGTATAAATTCTTTTTCAATTACACACAAATAAGTATGAAAACTGAATTTGCTGTCATTAGAAATAAAAGTTTCTAATGGTATAGTTTTTTTTATTTCTACACTGCCTACTTCTTCAGTGATTTCTCTTTTTAAACTTTCCCAAGGAGTTTCTTTACCTTCATTAGTTCCGCCAACTAATCCCCACAAATTGTTTTGTTTACCTTGGGTTCGATGTAAAAACAAAAATCTTTTAGTTTTAAGGGTGTATAATAGAGCACCGCTACAAATAATCTGGTTCATACTATTAATTATGCTAGTATTTTAAACGCCAAGTGCCATGTGGATATTCGCCTTCAAATGACAATATCCATTCGCCGTTATCCCATTTATATTGTATTCCAGTATTTAAGTTAGTAGTATATATAGTATCTGTAGATGCACTAGAATCAAATACAACGTACCAGCGTGATCCGTCCCATTCTACAATGTCGTTTTCGCCTGCTATAAAATCTGTACCATCAGCATTCTTCCAATCATCTGCACCATCAGTGTTGGTTTCGTCGCCTATGCCAGATCCAAGTAATAGAATTCGCGTTCCTGTGGTTCTTAAAGACACTGGACTAGTTTTTGTAGGATCAATTATATAATTTATTTTGTTTGCATCACCTGTAGGACCTGTAATTATAGTATCACTCGGTAATGTATCACTATCCCAGTTTACAATTAATTCTGTTGAATCTGTAGAATTTATAGCAACTGTACCTGATATCTCGTTATCTGTATCTTTACGCTTCAATCTAAGTTCTGTAATACCTGGTTCGAAAATTTCAGGAAAAGCCTTAGTATATGCCTCCCATTTTACAGTTCCTACTACACCGCGTCTTATAATCTTAGCACTATTTGTCATTACCAATAGATCGTAATCCTTAAAAGTATTGCTTATTACCAGTGTAGCATCTTCTTGGAATATGTCTTTAGTATTTTTTGCTTTGTCTATTTCTCCGGTTGGTTTAATGAATACATTTGTGCGTAAATCTGCGCTAGGTACAACAGTATCATTTAAAGTTCCTTGAGGTTTGCTCAAATCTAATTCAATAGTGCCTTTTGATTCATCATATATGCTCTGCACAATACTAGTAACTACGCCTAAACGTTTTACTTTTGTAGGTGGAGAAATATATATAGGAGTTTTGAAGCTCAAACTAGCAACATCTATTTCGCTCTCAGTACCAATTGGTATACTTCTAGAACTAAAATTAATTGTATCTAAATTTACAACACTTAGACTAGTCCAATCTACATAATTATCTGTAGTTTGAATTTCAAGACTTGGATTAAAAAGCATTAATATCTGTTCCATAATTTGTAATTTTTGATCTGTGTTCGAAGTCCACATGTCAACATTAACACTAAGAGTATAGGGAGTAGGCATCAATCTTTCTACTGTGTAGTTTTTTCCTTCTGTGTTTAGATACTCATTGCCATCAGAATCATATGCACGTTCACGTATATTTAATTTGTTCACATAACTGGAATCAGCTAGTCTTGTAGTATCCATTTCAAGACCAGTGACATATACAGCCATTCTTGGCGCACTTGGTATTTTATTTTCTGAATTGTCTCTAAGGATGTGTCCAACCTGTCTAGTTATGTCTCCGTACATTACAGGTACTTCTGTCAATTTACCACTGCCATCTTTGTAAGAAAAATTGCTCATTAATCTCACAATTTGAGTGATATACCTTCTTATCTGCCCGTCATAAAAATGTTGCATTAATTGTCAGCCTTTGGTCTGAGTGCTTTAGAAAGACTCTGTCTTTCTTGTACAGTTTCGCCACCAATTTCGCCACTGTTAGTATTGTTAACAAATGTACCTTTTTGATGACTTCTAGTGTTAGTGTTTGTTAGTGTCATTCTGACCGAATCTTCCTGTTTAACCCAACGTCTTCCGTCATATCTAAATAATCTATTTGGCATAAAATCTGTCCTTAAGAAAAAATCTCCTTCTATACTACCAGAAGGAAAACCAATACCATGCCCAAATGCTTCACCGTTTCCTGGTATACCATCTCCTAGTAGATATCCTTGATAGCCTTCTCTATCAGGAGTTTGCATTATTCTATCTGCGAGCTCGTTATTAGTGCTAGTATCTAATTCATTTGTATCTGTAGTAACAAGTTCAACTTCACCGTTATCGTCTGTTTGTAAACTAAAGAAATGACTTGTATCATATCCCGACTTAGCTGAATCTGCTTCTGCTTGTTTTACCACTGCGTTATTAACTTGCATCTCTTTTTCATATGTCGATAATAAATCTCGCAATGTTCCACTACCTGGATTGTCTGCCTCCATCGGCAAATCAAGTATTTCTTTAAATTCTTGACTGTCAACGATCTGTTTCAATTTAACTCTATATAAGTGAGGATACCATGTGGGCGAAAATCCTTCAGCTGCTCTGTTAACATCTTCTACAACATAATATCTTTTAAGTGCAACTGTATAATCATTCAAAGCATGTTGATCTTTTAAATGGGGCAACTCAATAACATCGCCGGGCATAATTTTTCTTCCAAGAGTTTTTACACTACTGTTGATATGTATAGTCATAAACAATGTATCATTGCTTAAAAACAATCCAAATTGACTCATATTAAAGTCAATATCTTGCACATTGTAGATACCACGCATACTATAGATATCAGGATCATATTTACGATCTCTGTTTTCCATAAACAACATATCCTGTATGTTTGTTTCTTTTACAGCATCGTATCGAGGTTGATCAGCAGTAGCATCTGATTCATCGGGGTTTTTTGGCCCCAAATATTTGTGTACAAAGATATCTGTGCCACCTACAGTGAACATTTCATAGATACGTTTGTCTATGAATTCGTAATCTTTGCCCTTCTCGGGTTTATATAAAGATAGTCTTGGCATATACATATTTATCGAACGATAAATACTTGTGGAGAACTTTTCGTATGGCAACACTTAAAACTAAGAAACAAGAAGTATTTGACTATGTTTACAACATGTTAGGCGGAGGCATGGTCGATGTTGAACTTGATCCAGTACATTATGAAACAGCATTAGACAAAGCACTAACTAGATTTCGTCAAAGATCAGATAATTCAGTTGAGGAAAGTTATTTCTTCATGCCTACAGTAGTTGATCAAAATGAGTATACATTGCCAAATGAAATTGTAGAAGTCCGTAGAATATTTAGAAGATCTATCGGTTCAAGATCAGGCGGCGGAGATGGAGGCACATTGTTTGAGCCTTTTAATTTAGCTTATACAAATACCTATCTATTAGCAAGTTCGAATATGGGTGGCTTAGCAACATACGATTTCTTTTCACAATATCAAGAATTAGTAGGACGCATGTTTGGATCATTTATAGAATTTAAATGGAATACCGCAAACAAAAAACTTACAATTTTACAACGTTCACGCACAGAAGAAACATTGCTACTGTTATGCTATAACTATAGACCAGATGACCAATTGTTAGACGACTATCTTGCAAAGCAATGGATTAAGGACTACACTGTTGCAACTTGCAAATATATGTTAGGTGAAGCAAGATCAAAATTTGCAACAATAGCAGGACCACAAGGTGGCGGCCAGTTAAATGGTGATGCTCTGAAAGCAGAAGCACAAGCCGAAATGGAAAAACTTGAACAAGAAGTAACGACTGCTGTACCAGGCGGTGTTGGCTACGGATTTACTATAGGATAATGGCAGAGTTTACCCACAAAGAAGCCCATAGGCTTTTTTGGATGGTTAAAGGACACTTTAGCGCAAGCGAGCAAACTATACTAGAATCAGCACCCGGATACTTAAAACGTATGTGGAATAACAATGAAGCATACTTACACGAAGATGGGTTTGAAGAAGCCTACCAAAAAGTACTTGACAAAACAGAATAAAAGTTATATACTATATAATATTTGAAGGATTTCTTATGATTATAGGTATTTGTGGTTTAATTAGTTCGGGTAAAGGAACTGTAGCTGACATTCTTGTAGAAGAATATGGCTACACAAAAGTTTCATTTGCAGATAAACTCAAAGACGGTGTAGCAGAAGTATTTGGATGGGACAGACAAATGCTAGC